CCCATTGCTTAAGACTATTACACTATTAACTATATGATGATAAACGTTACGCAATTGCGTTGCTTGTTTTATATTATAATTACTACACCTTATTCGTAATTCGCAAATCTCATACAATGACTGAGCAAATAAACAAGCATCGAATGAACTCACATCTAACGCAAAACCATTTGGATGTCTCTTCAATCTTCTACCTAATCTATCCCACCCCCTATTATACTTGGTCATTCCTACTGCGAACCAACTACTACCATCCATACCCAGTCTATAAAAGGTATTATTGAAATCTAAACATAACATATTACTAATTATAGTGAACTCTACTGGTGAAGCACAAAACGTGCGGAGTTTATTTAGCCTCGCTTTTTCCACTGGTCGCATTTCAGCTTTCACACTACTTGTCCACAAAGGAACATATTTTGGTTCCGGCGATATAACTTCCATGAGCGCTTTTATCATAAGCACCCACAGTTTAAAGTTTAATAACGCTAAAACTAATTTTTTAGTTGAAAACTTAGTCGTCCACGGATAACCGGGGCTTGTTGTTTTATCCAATTCCTCTACTACAATATCATAATCAACTTCACCACACCCCATAAGAGGTATGCACTGAGTATTCAACCAACTATTGGCTAACGACCATTGATATGTCTCAGGAGTAGGATTAACTCTATCATATTTTGCTACACTAGGCAATTCAGCTTGTTTATTAGCTGCACAATACACATAATTAGGCACGAAATCTGGAAAAAAATCATGAACCCTTTGTGATTGTTTAATATTATCTCTATAATTTACCCCTCGATCCACTCTTCCTAATATTTGAAAGTTACCATTAGACAACGCTAATCGTGTCTTATGAAGTACGGCCTCATCCCGCACAAAGGCAGGAATGAAAGGCTTATAAATATTTTGGATACTTTCTAAAGCTGGCTGGGGGTATACTGGTTTTTTGAATTAATCAACAAAGCAACTATTTCTGGGGTTAAAGCTGACCCACCATTTGGTCCTCCAGTAAAATTGGCACCACAAGTGTGGACACCAACCACTTGACCACAATCATCAAGGATAGCTGCCCCTGACCATCCAGGTTCGGTGGATGCATTATAACGCATAACTCCATCCGCAATAGACATTACAGATCCTGCTTGTGTTATACTATCACATCCATCAACGTGGCGTATCAAAATTTTCGTACCCATAACCGCAACTTTTCCTAATCCTAGTGATTGAGTGGCTTCATTTGATTTCAATAACAATACTTGAGCTGGAAAAAACGCTAGATCAGCCTTGACATCAATTAACGCACAACTTGATGTTACAGTGCGCTCTATATTAATGCCATCCCTAATCCAGTTTAATTTCACACTACTAGTATTGCGTAAAACATGTAAGGCAGTAACAATACCTCCCCGAAAGAAAAACCCTTGCCCCAAATTTCTCTTATCTGAGCATATTCCTACAATTTTAACAAGACTCTGCGTTAACTTAGCATCACTTTTCAGGACTGCCCCATTTAATGACTCATGTTTAATTTTAGGTTTTAATGGCTTAGCTTTCTTATGGTAATCACCACAATCTCCACCACAAACTAGTTTTTTACATAATGGTTTCAAAACCTTGGCAGTTTTGACTACCACAGGTACCACTGCTTTTGCAGTAACCAAACCAGCTCCAATAATAGGTTTATCCACTTTCTTTTGCAGTTGCTGCATTGATTCAAGTAAAGCCTTCATCTGCTGCTCTAAGACATATTTCTCATTAGCAGCCTCTTGCTTTTCACTCTTAATCTTTGCCTCCTTAGCTGCAAAATCTGAATTAACCTTCTCTTGGCGAAGATATTCCTTATTTTCGTTATCTTGGCGCAAACACTCTTCATTATAAGCCACTTGTTCAGCTTCTAATTTGGTTGCTTTTTGTCGCCACTGCCCAGCACCCATACCTGGTGTCATAACTGTACCACCTGGCGCAACTCCATAACGCATGTCATCATCATCAGGCCCATCTCGCTCATTAGCGGTGAATCTAGCCCAAGCATCAGCATCATAACCTACATCATCATCTTTTGAAAATACACCTTCTCTCTGAGCATCTTGCAACTCAATAAGATCCTGGTATACTTGTTCAACTTTTGATAAGTCTAGATCCTTAGATAAGCCTATCTTACGACCATGTTCATCATACACCACCCATCTACGATTTCTATCACGTGTTACAAACACTTTTGATTCTAATGTAGACAGTGGATATAGATTTGCCGATTCCTGACAACAAGCTATATGTTTACCTTCCGGTTCTGCCATACGATAACCATTTTCATTAACATGAATTGGCGCACCCCTAACCATAAACGTATAAGTACGCTTAGCAGTTCGTGTTTTTTTATAAACTCGATAAGCTATTATACTAACTAACGCAACGAAAGATGTGATGACACCGACAGCGTAAATTGGGTTTAATTTAGCCCATTTCACAATTATCGCCGTGTCATCATTATCAATCGCTTTCAAATTGCGTATCGTCTGCAACTGCTTAATTTCATGTTGATATTCAGCTGCTTTCAGTGGTTGAGCCAGACATTTAGCTTTCAAATCACTAATTGTTTGATCTATTCCACCATCAGTAGCAACTGTCGCAATTCTATCCGCCATAGCTTCAGCTTTATCCTGAAGTTGATTTTTTATTTCATCTTCAGAACTAAACCAATTATAAAACAAATTGGATATACCAACCGCTTTAAGGAATATATCTGCATACCCCATCAATGTCTTTCCCGTAATAAAGCCCACTTTAGCACCTTTCGTAGCAACAAGTGGCATTATCAACAAAACACTAACAAGGTTAATAGCATTATAAATAGTTTTATATTGATGAACATCATCCGATAATGGTTTCATCATCTCTACTATCTTTGATAAGCTTTCCTGCGATCCCGTTTTTGCCAAGTCAACATAAACTTTCTTAGCATCCTTAATTGGATATGGAGCTTTAGACCGAATAATTTTATTAATAATCAAAGTTGTCAAACCTACAAATGCCAGAATAATTGATATTCCAACTTTATATTCTGACACTTTATCAACAATAACATTATTG